GCAACGTTTAAGTTCTCTGAAGAACCTAAGTTGTCTCCAGAATCCTGGAATTGGAAGGTTTTATTACCATCACCAGAGGTAATAGTAATACCAGCACCATCGGCAGCAGCATCATTAGCAGCACCATCAGCAATCTGAATATTTTTATCGTCTACAGTAACCGTTGTTGAATTGATGGTGGTTGTGGTACCATCAATTTGTAAATCACCTTTAATCACAACTAGACCAGTGTTATCTCCTACAGCAGCAGGGTCAATGGTGATCGTTGCAGGACCAGAAATTGTATTGGTATTAATACCAATTGCTTCTCCAGAAGCACCAGTTACAAATTGAGCAGCAGTTACGATACCTGATGCAACAACACTTGTCAGTGAAATGTTAGGATCAAGATTAACGGTAACAGTTTCACCCGAAGCAGATGATGTTAAGTTGGTGCCACCAGCAATGGTGAGAGTTTCTGAAAGTAAGTCAACGTTTCCAGATCCAGAATCACCGGCAACGGTTAAAGCAGTTCCAACTGAAGCAGTCCCTGCAGCAGTTAAACGACCTCTTGAGTCAACAGTAAATGTTGGAATTGAAGTAGAAGAACCATAAGAACCTGCAACTACACCAGTTGTTGAAAGACCAAGAGTAACAGCAGCAGTTTCTGAACCAGATCCAGATACTACAATATCCGATGAACCAGCATCAGCAACTGTAGCAACATAGTTACCGGTTGTGTCTGTACCAAGATCAACTGAGTTTGGTTGAATTGTGGCAGCAATTGAAACGTTTGCAGTACCATCAAAAGATACTTCACCAACCACATCACCAGTCAATGCAATTGTTCTTGCTGTTTGAAGTTGTACAGCATTTGTTGCTGTTGTTGCTGTTCCCGTTACATCTCCAGTTACATTACCAGTTACATTTCCAGTTACATTACCAGTTAGATTTCCTGAGAAACCACTAGTAGCAGTAGCAACACCAGTAACAACTACACCAGAAGCATTGGTATCAAATGAAGGAGCATTAACTTCACCTGTAAGATTTCCTGAGAAACCTGAAGTTGCGGTAATAACACCAGAAGCAACAACACTTGTTAAAGAAATGTTTGGATCAAGGTTAACTGTTACTGTGTTAGAGGCAGCAGATGAAGTTAAGTTGGTTCCACCAGAGATTGTTAAGGTTTCACTAAGAAGATCAACATTTTCTGAACCAGAGTCACCAGCAACCGTTAGAGCAGTTCCAACAGATGCAGTACCAGCAGCAGTTAATCTACCTTTAGAATCAACAGTGAATGTAGGAATCTGAGTTGAAGAACCATAAGAACCAGGAGTGACTGCAGTGTTTGCAAGAGTAAGTGCTAAACCAACGTTAGCAGTACCATTAAATGAAACTGATGAAGCAGTTGCATCACCACTAATACTGAAATCTCTAGCAGTTTGAAGTTGTGTAGCAGAACTGGCTAAACCAGTTAGATTTCCAACAAAACCAGAAGTAGCAGTAACGATGCCACTTGAATTAACATTACCAACACTTAAGTTAGTAAGAGTTCCAACAGAAGTCAGAGAAGAATTAACAACACCACTTCCTAAAGTATTATTAGAAAGAACTTCAGTATTGTTAATTTTATAAACTTTACCTGAGGCAACGTTTAAGTTCTCTGAAGAACCTAAATTGTCTCCCGCATCTTGGAATTGGAAAGTCTTGTTTCCATCACCAGAGGTAATAGTAATACCAGCACCATCGGCAGCAGCATCATTTGCAGCTCCATCAGCAATCTGAATATTTTTATCGTCTACGGTAACCGTTGTTGAGTTAATAGTGGTTGTTGTACCATCAATCTGTAGATCACCCTTGATAACCACAAGTCCAGTATTATCACCAACAGCAGCAGGATCAATTGTAATTGTTGCAGGACCAGAAATAGTGTTAGTGTTAATTCCAATTGCAGAACCAGATGCACCAGTTACAAATTGAGCAGCAGTTACGATACCTGATGCATTAATATTAGTTGCAACCAATGAAGTAACTGTAGAAACTCCAGAAGAGTTGATGTTACCAGTTACATTACCAGTTAGATTGCCAACAAAACCAGAAGTAGCAGTGATGACACCAGATGCATTAACACTTGTAAGTGAAATATTTGGATCAAGGTTAACAGTAACAGTATTAGATGCAGCAGATGAAGTTAAGTTTGTTCCACCAGAGATTGTTAAAGACTCACTAAGAAGATCAATATTTTCTGAACCAGAGTCTCCAGAGACAGTAAGTGCAGTTCCAACTGCTGCTGTTGTTACTGCAGTGACTAAACCTTTAGCATTAACGGTAACAATTGGAATTAGAGTTTGTGAACCAAAAGATCCTACATTACTATTAACTGTTGCTAATGTAGTTGCTTTGTTATCTGAAGTGATATCTCCAGTGAGATTTGGGATATTGGTGGTTGATGTTGCTGTTCCAGTTAGATTTCCAACAAAACCAGAAGTAGCAGTTACGATGCCTGATGCATTAATATTGGTTGCATTCAGTGAAGTAACTGTAGAAACCCCAGAAGAGTTAATGTTACCAGTTACATTACCTGATACATTACCTGATACATTACCAGTGAGTGCTCCAACAAAACCTGAAGTTGAAGTAGTAACACCAGTAATAACAACACCAGATGCATTAGTATCAAATGCAGCAGCATTAACTTCACCAGTTAGATTGCCAACAAAACCTGAAGTTGCAGTAACGATACCAGAAGCAACAACACTTGTTAAAGAAATATTTGGATCAAGGTTAACAGTAACAGTATTACTAGCAGCAGATGAGGTTAAGTTGGTTCCACCAGAGATTGTTAAGGTTTCACTCAAAAGACTGATGTTTTCTGAACCAGAGTCTCCAGCAACCGTTAGAGCAGTTCCAACAGATGCAGTACCAGCAGCAGTTAATCTACCTTTAGAGTCAACAGTGAATGTAGCAACTTCTGTTGATGAACCATAAGAACCAGGAGTAACTTCAGTGTTTGCTAATGTTCCTGTGCCTGTTACATTACCAGTACCATCAAATGACCCACTAGTATAAGTTAAGTCTCCAGTAATTGCTATAGTTCTTCCAGTTGCAAGTTGAGTAGCAGAACTAGCTAAACCAGTTAGATTACCAACAAAACCTGAAGTAGCAGTTACAATACCTGATGCATTAATGTTGCCTACAGACAAATTACCAGAAACTCTTGCATTACCAAGTACATCTAGTTTTGCTGTTGGATTGTTTGTACCAATACCTAGTTGTGCTTCAGACTGTGATGGTATGATATTAACAAAAGTGCCGTCAGAGTTAATCTCTAGAAAATTTGCGAGTTGGGATAAATCTCTGTTAAATGCCATGGTTTTAAGTGCTGAGGGGTAGAAAAATTGTTTACATTACGTTTCTACCATCTTCGTGACTAGCACTAGGCATCGTATGATTATTTATAACTTTACAAACTCAAATTCCAAATCTTCCTCTAAGTGCTTGGAAGTTTTGTTGTATTTCTGTGGTTGTAAGTGCTCTGTTGTATATTGATGCTTGTGCTATGTTTCCACCAAAATAATTATTATTATCTCTATAATCAAATCCCATTACATAGTCATTATTACCATATGCAGCATTTAAAGCAGCAGTTGCAGTTCCATCTTGTAATCCGTTTAAATAAAAAATACCAGATGTTACATTTTTAACAAATCCTACTTGATACCAAATATTTGCAGATAATGTAGTATTTGAAACTACCTGGTTAAATCCATATCCATTATTATAATCCCAAAATAATAACTTATTACCAGAAAGGTTGAGCATCCATTCTGAATTTGAATCAGAAGGACTTCTACTTTGTTGTGCAATACTTCCTTGTTGTGTAAAATTAATCCAATATAATAATGTCATTGTGGATTGTGGTGTATTTGTAAAGGTGGGAATTCTCATATAATCATTCGTCCCATCAAAAGTCAAAGCACCTCCATTACTCGCAGAATACCCAACACCATTCACAAGAGTTCCAGTATTTCCATTACCACTCAAATCAGTCCAAGTGGTTCCAGAACCATTATAAGAGTTTTGTTGTCCTACATCTAAATGCAAAACAAGTCCTCTTGTAGAAATTTTAGGAAAAGTTGTTGCAACAGCAAAATTCTTACTTATAATAGAATTAAGAGGACTCATTTGAAGTTTCCGTTAACCATTCCAAGAATTTGATAATTTGAAGTTGTGCTACCTGAACCAACTATATTAATACCAGTGAAGTTAAAGATGTCGTATGAACTAGTGGATGCTACTGAAACAACACCACCTGGATATTTTACAGTTCTTGAGACACCGTTAAGATTTATTGTTGTGCAAGCATATCCAATTGCTGTCTGAATTGCAACAACAGTAAAATTGATTGTACGATTATCAAAAGAACTATCTGTTGGAATACCAGTTACATTAAGAGTAATAGCACCTGTTGGATTTGTGCAGATTGCAACATTACCTCCACCAGTGTTATAAACAAGACTTACTGTGTTACCAGAAACTACTGTTGATTTTTCTGAAACTGACTGAAGACGAGAGTCTGTTACTGTAACGATACCCACAGATATATTAGGAGTGCCAGTTAAACCTTGAGAATTGGTTGCTATACCTGCTGATGTTGCAAAGGTTGCTGTTCCTGTTAAATTACCAACGAAAGAAGTAGCAGTAATAACACCAACACTCATACCATTAGATGAAGTATTTCCAAGTCCTAGTATATCATTTAATGTTTGAGATTCTGTGCTGATTCCTCCTCCTCCTGAACCAGTGCTTGTAGTGTTGTATGCAAGAATATCTACTGTTTCTCCACCAAAACAAGATTCATTAAGAACAATAGAAGTTCCACTTGTTCCGGTAAATTCACTGTCTGTTAAACGAACACCATTTATATAAACATCAACAAAACCAACATTATAAGAAACTGTAAAGGAAGTTTGTGCGACTCCTGCAGTAAAAACATTACCGGTTCTTAATGTTGGAAATGATGCCCAAGTTACACCGATTCCGGTAGATTCTAAATATTGTCCCGAAGTCCCAGTAGTTGTACCAGTACTGACTGAACCATTTAGAACTACTTGCTGAAAAGATGAAATCCCTACAACACTTAAAGTTGTTTGATTTTCACTATGAGAAGCAATTCCTACATTTAATCTTGGTAACCGACCACTGACTAACTTTGCCATTTATTTTATTTCTCTCTCTTTACTTAAGTGTTTCCAGAATACTTCCGGTAAATTTAATATTAGAAGAATTACTTCCTGATATAACCAAGACATCGTTTGATTCCAAAACCAACTTTCCATCAAGAAAACTTGCTGAATCATTAGCAGGTATTGGAAAACTTTTAACAATTTCTGTGGTGACTGCAATTCCAGCAACGGTTCTTTGATGAGAGAATGTGACTGTTGCTGTTGTATTTCCAGTATTTGCAGCTTGTGCAAGAATAACTACAGAAGCATATCCAACTGGAGCAGTATAAATTCCAACTGAATTGGTTGATACTACATTAGTGATTGTCTTAAATATGTTGAGTGGTAGTGCCATAATTTTTTAATTAACCTCCAAGTGCTAGGATATATGGTGTTACATTTGCAAGAACACTTCTTTGATAAAAGTTACCAAAGATTGTTCCTGAATTTTGGTCAATGGTGACACCATCACCAATTTTAAAGTTTCCTGATTGATCGGTGCTCGTATAAACAACCAACCCACCATTTCTCATATCAACTTCATTTTCTTGTATAGCAACACCACCAGCAGATGGAAGTGCAGTCTCAATTGCGGTTCCAGATCCAACATATTCAAAAGAATGTCCCGAAGCAAGAATACGACTTTGCTTAAAGATCGGCACTGTGATTCCGACTCCAACTGCATAGGGTAGTTGCTCATTAATGGTAAATGTGCAAATACCTGCATTTGGTTGAGTGCAACTTATAATACTATAGTATTTTGGTTTTACATTAACAGACAAAACTGCAGTATTGATTCCAACATTTGGTGCAGATACTGTAATTGTCGGCACAGTCTCAAATCCTCTTCCCGAAGAAAATAAACTAATATCACTTACCGACCCATTTGTAATAGTTGCTGTTGCCTCTGCAGTAATTCCCCAGGCAGTTTCTGGACTGCTGATTATAATCGTAGGTGCATTTGTATATCCAGTTCCTCCTGCACCAATCGTAATTGATTCAACCTCATAGTATAAATCATCAAAATAAACTACTTGACCATCAAATAATCTTGAAGTTCCAACTCCTGACATTGTAAAAGTAGTTGCTCCTGCATCTGCATTTGAAGTGATAATGCCAGTATGTTGAATACTACTCACCCCATCTGCAACCAACCCATAATTTCCAAAAGAAGAATTGGAATTTGTTAAATCACATGCTCCCCCAGATCCACAATATACTGCAATATCATTACAAATAGTAAACAAAGAAACTAATTGTGCATAACCATTATTTGTAATTGAAACACCAATTCCTCCCTGATTGTATTGAGTATAAGAATCAAGAACCATACTTTTTGTATTTCCTGATGCATGATTTCCATCAATTCTCATTCCAATACTGTTTGGAATAAAATTAGTACAATTTTGAATATAAGGAGATTGTGTTATATTTCCTGCACCAGAAGGATTGAATGCAAAAATGGCCCCGGTATTTGCTGCACCAGTGAAAGACATTTCTGCAATATAATTTCCATTTGTCACATAAAAAAGATTCCCCACATTTTGTGGAGAAACTGTAACTTCTCTTAAACTATCACCCACAATACTTACTTGTTGTGGAATATTAATTGGATTATTTTCGGAGTATGTTCCTGCCGAAACTTTAATTACTGTTCCGGTGGTTGCAATTGAAACTGCTCCTGCAATCGTTGCTTTTGCATCTCCAAGTTTTTGACCGGTATTTGTATCACTCCCATCTTTTGTAACATATAAGATGTTTGTAACTGTTGCACCAATACCAACACTTACAATATCTGTACCAATTCCAGATCTTTCTCTGCGAACAAAGATTTCTGCATCATAAGTATTGAGACTTAATTCACCTAAAGGTAACTGATCTACTGTCGGTTTCTTTCCCGGAACAGAAGATCTTTTTATTTTAATAATGGGTGCTGCCATTCAAATTCCTCATATTTGGTATGTACCATAAGAATCCAATATATATTGGAAGATTATTATATATTTATCAATATTAATTTTTGTCTAAATCAATATCCTTTAATTCATATTGCTCAATTTGAGAAGTTAAAGAATTGATTGTTTTTGTTAAACTATTAACCTGTGTTTCTAAAACAATATTTTGATTAAACAACTCAAATGCTTTTTGTTGATATGATGCAATCACGGCTGTATAGTCTTCTTCGGTCATAAAATAAGAAAGTTTCTCTTATTTATTAGAAAGTTCCGCAGTCAATTGTAATATTTTCTAGTTTTCTTGTAGTTCCTGTGCAAGAAATCACCTGTGATGCTCCTGCACAATCATTCACAAAGAGAGATGCAATCTCAATCGGTGCAAAGGTTGTGACTGTAAGTTGGGGAGTGTCTACAGTTGAACCATCAGTGTCAGCAGTAAGAACACTTGCGAACTTAAATCTTGAGTCTACGTGTTCCCAAATAACTGCTGATTTCTTTGCAGCATTACCTTCGTGGTAATTGAAGAGAACACCCAAATCCCAGGTTGTTGTACTCGCAGGGGCAGCACCATTCACAATACCCAAATCAATTGTTCTGTCTTCTACTGTAAGAGCAGCAGTGTTGACTTGAGTTGTAGATCCGTTTACATAAAGGTTTCCACCAACTGTGAGATCATCAGCAACCGTAACATCATTACCTGCAAGTGTAATCGCAGTTGTACCATCAGATGCCTTAATGTCATTACCATTAATTCTTATATCACCACCAACAACTAAATCTGTAGAGAAAGTAGAAACACCAGTAACATTAATACCACCGGCACCAACAATAAGTCCTGCTGCAGTACTGAAGGTAAGATTAGCACTATCTTCAAGAGCACCTGAAGTTCCGGCAAGAACAACTCTACCAGAAGTTAGGTCTGATACCGTTGCCGAAGAAAGAGTTGTTTCACCACCAGAAATATCAGCACCACCATTCGCATCAATCGCACCAGTAAAGGTAGAAAGACCAGTAATACTAATATTTGTAGTCGCAACACTTACTACATTCAGATTTCTCCATCTCTTTGCATTACTACCTAAATCATGAGCATCATCAGTATTTGGTAAGAGACTTGAAATAAACTCACCACCGACATTAATATCATCGGTGTTTCCATCACCAATATTAATTGTACCACCCTTAAATGTTACGACACCAACAAACTCTGCATATCCACCGACATGAAGATTTTCTTTGACGGTAAGGTTTTTTGCAATTCCCAAACCACCATCAAATTGAACCGCACCAGTATTCTCGTCACCTAAAGTATTGTTGGTTGTTTCGGTAAATGATGCAATACCACTAAAAACCGGAGATGCAGAACCACTTGACCAAGTTAGATTTCCACTACCATCATTCGTCAGAACAGAAGATGCCGAACCCTGAGATCCTGGAAGTATAAAAGTTACAATCCCAGCAAGAGTTCCTGGGGATTTGATTGTAACAAAATCAGTGCCGTTATTTGTTCCTTCTACAAGATTTACACCACTTCCTGTGGTTGTAGTTTCTCTGGTCCAGTAACGATGAGAACCAAAAAACTTATTGTTTTGAGTGGTACTATCAATACCTACATAAAGTTCGTAAGAATCAGTTGTAAATCCAGGTTCACCATCCCTGAGTCCGGGAAGATTAGCAAAAAGACCTCTTTTAAACTGTAAAACAGGAGCTGGCATCTTTTTATACTATTTTTTTATTATTTATGATTTTTTAGAACCCCCCTGCATCCACATCAATCTTATCATCTAGAGCAACATCAAGTTGGTCCACAAACTCTTGAGGAAGTTGAGCATCCTCAACTGCAGATTGTAAAACTTGGTCTGCAGGAACTAAAGTATATTTTTGAAGTGATGCATCATATGTCAAAACATAATTATCACTTGCGGGAAGATTTGAGACTGCAACATCTGCTAAATCTGAAAGAAATTCTGCCACAACTGTTTTCTCCTGACTGATTGTAAAACTATTACCAGAACTCAATTTCACACTATGAGCACTTGCCTCACTGTTTTGAGATACCTTAAAATCTGCCATAAGTAAGGTAAGAAATTTTAAGTATTTATGTTGAGATACCTGCAGTCACCAGAGCCATCCCTTCAATCACTCTGGTTTTAGTTCCAGAATTGTTTGTGACTAAGATATCATAAAAATATCTTCCTGGAGTGATTGTGGAAGTAACTTCATCTGACATTGCAAGAGCAATCACACCTGTTGCAACTGTAATCGTGGTTGAAAAAGAATAAGAAGTCGTGGACTCTGGAAACTTTTTGATTTTTGCAACTGCACTTGCACCTGATAATGAGTATACAGAACCATTTGCATTTGTAATCGTAAATGAAGATGCAAAATCTGCACCCTGTTCAATTGTAATATTGACTGCTGGAACTGCCATTGTGGTTTTTTAGATATTTATCAATATAATTTTATCTCTTGATATATTGATTGAGTTTCTTCGTTGATTTCTTTTTTGATTTGTGCTCTTAAGTCATTGGTGATATAAACACTTCTTGCAAGTTCTATAAACTCTTCATCAAACCTTTGTTCTTTTTCTAAAACTCTCAGGTCATCTTCAATCTTCCAAAGTTTTTGATTTATTTGAAATAATTTTGTAAGATAAGAATCATTATAAACTTGAGATTCCTTTGCGATTTGAATGAGGTCTTGGAGTTCTTTTAAGACATATTGATTGTTTGTATATTGAGACTTGATTGAGAGTATAGAAATCTTATCTAATAGTTCTCCTGTTGAGATTGGTATTTTTATCATATTTTTCAATCAGCAAACTCAACAAAAAAAACAATAACAAGTCTAGAATCTTCCAACCCTTCTCCAAAATATTGACCTGGTGCATGATAATAATGTCCTGGATATATTACTACAGTGTTATATACATTTGGAACTTCATATTCAAAATCAAAATATTTTGTGTTATATTCAATTTTTTCTTTATTGAAAGATGAAATAATATCTTTATCTTTTGTAATAAAAGAAAGAACTTTGCTAGGTGGAATTGCTAGTTTATTCAAACAATTTTTTCTAAACAATTTGGTTCCAGAATTTTTTGGAGGATTTGGATTTAAATATATCACTCCGGAAAAAACTAAATTTTCTGAATTATTTTCATTCCAGACCGAATCCCTATGAATTAATCCACATTCATGTATAGATGTCGTTAAATGATATTTCATTTCTTGTATTCTATATTTATTTTTGGGATTTTGTTTATATTCAGAAAAATTTAAAATAGATTCTATTACTTTGAATTCAATATATTCATATAATTTTGGATTGATAATATGAAGATTTTTACTTCTTATTCCTGGATAGTATTCACAATTATCATTAATTAAATCTTTATCAATAAATTGAGACAGACCAAATTCTCTAACACTATCAACATCATGGTGTTCCTCAAAAAAATTATTAAACAAAACTAAATTCATTATTTTTTACATTTCAATACTTATATATTATTAAATAACATCAAAATATTTCATAATTTCTTTAATTTCTTTTTTCTCTATTTTTAAAACTCTTTGAATGTCATCTTCAGTATAATCTAAAAATTTTAACACTTTAAGAGTTTTTTTGAGATTTTCAAATTCTGTTTCTTCCATTTTTATTTTGAATAAACTTAATTATGAATCAAATATTCATTTTTGTCAATTTTATTTTCTTCAAAATCAAAGGTAGAATGAGATTCAATTTGCAGTATTATTTGTTTGTAATGTTTATACATTTCTTCTTCTGAAAATTCTACTCTTTGTTCATTCAACCTTGATGATAAGTTTGAAGAAAATCCACTTATTCTCATCGTATCAGGATAAAATGGCAAATCTTTTTTGATAATATGAAAATCTTTTGGATAAGATACATTTGTTTCATGAGTTCCTGCAATAAAAACAGATGCTTTTTGATTTACTGCTTTTGCCATATGTTGCCCACAACTATCACAACCAATAAAATAATCACAATATTGAATAATAGTTGCCCACTCTCTTATTCCAACATCTGGATTTGGTATAAAAGTTTTTCCGTCATGAAGAGAAGAATCTCCCATATAAATTACGTTATAGTCTTCCATTAAAGAATCAACCAAATATTCGTAAAAATCTTCAGGAATAGATCTATTGCTAAAATCAACAATTCCATAGTCTCTTTTATTTGCGGTGCTCCCATATGGTTGAATCACAATTGTTTTATCCTTTCCTTGATTTTCTTTTGCAGTTTTTAAAACACTATATGCAATATCAACTTCTGCAGAAGAACAGAAAAAATCTAAATTTGGAAGATCTGAATGGTCTGTAGTCTTATTAATTTCAAAATCAAAAGACTCTGCCATAGAAATTTGATTTTTATAATATTCTGGAACTCTATATGGTTCTGGAGATATAACTTCTTCTGCATTCAACCAATAATTTTCAAATATTCCTTTTGTTTCTGAATGAAAAGATCTATTTTGAAGTTCGGGAATTCCCCAAAACAAATACTCCCATCCAGCAACAATCACATACCATTCTTTATTTGGATTTAATCTGTGATATTTTAAAAGTGCCGGGATTGAGCAAAGAACTCTTCCTATTCCACCATCAATAAAAATAATCGTACTCATGTTTTTTAATTAGCAAATTGAATATAATTTCCATCTTGTAAGACATAATGAAAAAAAGATTGATGATAGTATGTATCATCATTTTGTGTTGAATTTTTTTTATCATGCCTTGATGGCAAGGGATCTCTCCAATGTGGTATTTGAATACCTTTATATACTATAGCATCTCCCGGATTTAATTGAACTGATTTTTCTTCTCCATACAGATTCATTAATTTAAAATCCCAATATTTTTTGAGATTAGATGAAATATGTAAACTACAAGAAATTTCACACTGCTCTTTATCCGTATGTATTTTCAATTCTTGATTTGAAAAATAAAACCTATCATACCAATAAGTTGTATATAATTTTCTTCCTATAAAATTTTCTATTATTGATTTGATACTAAAACTAATATGTTGATATAGTGGAAAATTACGTCTAGCAGATGAATTTGGCACTTGTGATTCATCAGAAATTGAAATTAATTCACCAGATTTTTTTTGATAGATTAAAACTTTGCCTTTAACTTCACCACTTGGAACTTCTGAATATAGAAGTGAGGGATCGCACAAATTTTTAATGATAAAAAATCCATGCTCTTCAAATTTCTCATTATATGTCCATGAAATATTTTTATTCATAAAATTATTTCCAACGTGGACCAATACACCATCCAACTAAAGATTTTCTTTGTCCTTTTGTAACTTTTAAAACTCTATGTAACATTCTAGAATCAAAAATTATAAGAGTTCCTCTTTGCCTTGGAGCAAAATATGAGTCTTTTCCATCTAAAATTTGAAAATTTCCACCTTCATAATCATCAGCATCTGATAGCAATAAAGAAAAAGAAAGTTTTCTAACATGCTCTGTTTTAATTTGCAAGTAATTATAGTAATCATCAACAGTTTTTTCAAAAGTGGTAGATGAATTTGGACGAATAGATGCAACGTGAGAACTGTAATCATCGTCACTATGCCACTGGTAGTATTGCCCCTCACAATAAGAAGTGTATTGCATAGATTCGTTATCAATATTTGTTATATCATATTTAAAACATTCTTCATTTGCTCTACAGATATATGGCCATATAAAACCATGAGTCCAGTGAGTTGTTGGAATCCAAGCATTCTTTGAATTTCTTATTTTTTGATTTAAGTTATTAAAATTTTCATTTTTTATCTTTGAATCTTTAAATTCTTTATCAAAAAATAATAAATCATTTTCAATTGAATTACAAATTTCTAGTGGTAAATTTGTGTTAAACCATACATTAGAATTTCTATATTTTATCTTATTCATTCACGTTATCATTTCTTCCTGTAGATTTTATATGCACCCAACCAGGGCAACTAAACAACGTTGTGTGGTGGGATTCTCCCGAACTGGTATGAAAAGTTGCATCAGATCTGGGAACAGTTGTTCCAAATACGTTCAGAGGAGATGGTACGAGTTTGCCAGAGTAAGAGGATTGCAAATATCCACTACAGCATCCTGATCCGGCAACATTACAAACATCATAAAACACTCCGGCAGTATTATTAGTAGTAGTAGCAGCTGCACCGAGGGTTCCATTGGCACCATTTGAAGCTTCGTGTACATAATGATCGTGCCCCTGGGGATTATGACTAACTCCTCCACCGTTTGCATTACATCCTGAAGTGGATGCACAAGATAGTATTCCTAAAGAACTATCTAGCAAATTACAAAAAAATGTTGAAGTTCTTGAGGCGCCAACAACTGAACACCCCGGTCTTTTAAAACACCAGGTTCCATTATTAAAACTGTTTACTTTTGAAAAAATGAAAGGACTTCCACATCCAGCGCCGCCACTTGCTCCACCGCCAGAACGGTTGCCCTCGCCATTGGGATGTCCCGACGACCAAGGGCCCACATTTGCACCGGCGTGAGTACCTGAAGCTTGAATTGCTACACATGCATCAACCATATCTTTGAGATTTGATTTTCCAACAAAACAATATTGACAGGTGCAACAAGAGGTAGTAGATGTTACACCAGTTACGTTTGAGTATGAGTTTGTATTGAGTGTTAATTGGGTGTCTGAAATTTTTCGTAAAATTTTTGGTTTATTGGGTCTTGGCATTTTATATTACCTCAAATAAAAGTTTTGCATCGTAAAACAATTTTTCAATTTGTTGTTCTGATTTTGGAATTTCATATTCTCCTTTCAAAACTTTTTCTGGCAAATTTCTCAACCAATCTCTATAAGATTTAAATTTCAATTTAGACTCAGGTGAAATTGGATAATCTTCAATCATAGTAATATCACTTTGATTAAGTTCAAGATTTCTGAAATTTCTGAGAATATTGATATAGTGTTCATCTGAATAATCATTTAATTCATATCTTAAATTTTCAGAATTCCACGATAAAAATTGTAAAATATTATCATATTCTGGTATAGTATATGGTCCAGTGTAACCACACAATTCCAATTCTTCTTGTGTAAAATTATCTGTTCTGGTTCTTCCGTCTGGAAGAATCAACATCACAACTTCTTTAGGAGTTTCTCCATTTTTAGAATAAAGGTTAGTCATTTACAATTTCCTCGTTTTTTTTTTTATTGTTTTTTTATCAACTAATTTCTTCATAAGAACATATAATATCCAAAAGTCCAGAAACACTTGATGAAGTTGCAGTCAAACTAGTATTTTCTTCCAAATAAATTGAAGATGATTTATCAATTAAAACCAAAGTTGAGTATGCAGAAATTGGAGTGCTATTTGCAATTTTAAATGCGGTGCCACCACCGGCCGCGGCCGTCCTATATGAAACTGTGGCATTTACTGAAGTTGATGTTGTATTTGCAATAATAACGTTATTTACTTTTATAACTTCATTAGTGGAAGCTGGAGCATTGAGGAAAACTGTTTCGGTGTTGCCAGTTAATGTTTTGTATGTGGTAATTCCAGTAATAGTTGTGACGTTTACAATATTTGGTGCTGACATTTTGTGAAACCTCTTTTTGTGAAATTTTTTTTATTTACATAACAAAAAATTTTGTTTATTTATCAACCAAAGACCATTGCCATTGCAATTGCTTTTCCTGTTGATGCCTTTGTGTTGATTGCCGTGAGAAGATTTGTGCCACCATCAATAAAATCACTTGCAGTGATTACACCAACAACATTGATACCAGAAGAGTCGATGGTAACACCAGCACCAACTTTGAGTGTGGTTACAGTAATTATTCCTACGTTTTGTATATTCCTACTGTCATCAATAACAGTAGTTCCTGAAATTTTAATTGCCATCGTCGTTGATTACTCGGCTTAAGTTATTATTATTTAGTATTTTTAAGTTCTTCAATTTGTTTCTGTTGTTCTTTCACTGCCTCAATCAGAACTCCAATCAGACCATTATAGTTGACTGATTTTACATCACCTTGAGTTACAAGTTCTGGAAGTACTTCTTCCAATTCTTGTGCAATCACACCATAAGAACTTCTACCAGTTTCTTTCCAATCAAATGAGACACCACGAAGTTGTTCTGTGATTTCTAATGCATTTCCTACTGTGCGAATATTCTCTTTGAGATTTATATCACTAGTAGAATTAAAATCAACTGCAGTCATAGCCCCCGTAGAAGGGTTATAAGTCAGTTTTGATGTTGAGATGCCTGATGCAGTAATAGTTCCTGATGTAGTTGCAGTAAAGAGTGGGAAGAACTCTTGGTTTGTTGTTGTATCATCAGCAACAGTAGAACCAGCACCAGTCAGTCCAGAACCATTACCAACAAAAGATGTTGCTGTTACTACACCAGTAACATTAATACCTGATGAATTGATTGTAACTCCACTACCAATCACCGCAGAAGTAGTAACATTAAGAATTCCTGTGGTGATTGCAGTACTTACAATATTTGCAGTATTTGCAATACCGGTTAGATTTGCTCCAGAACCAACAAAAGATGTTGCTGTTACTACACCAGTTACATTGATATTAACACCACTTAAATTAGTAATAGTCCCAGAAGTGCTATTCAGTGTTGTAATAGTTCCAGCAGTACCAGAAATATTAGTAATAGTCCCAGAAGTGCTATTCAGTGTTGTTAATGTAGAAACTCCAGTAATACTAAAACCAATATTAGAAGTATTTCCAGTATTTAAAACTGCTTGTAAATTTGGACTTGAAGCAGTACCAGTCAGATAAGTACCATCACCATAATAAGTAACGATGCCTGATGTTGCAGTAATAATACCAGAGACAATCTTAACAGTACCAATCGTTGCTGCAGTGCCAGTCAGGTTTGTTATGGTTCCATTGGTAATAGTTCCATTGGTACTATTAAAAGTCGTAATGGTTCCCACACCGGCATTCACATTTCCAATAAATGTAGTTGCAGTAACGATACCAGATGAGTTTATATTTCTTACAACTGCTAAATCATTTTGTGTAAACTGAACATTACCAGCAGCCAGTCTTGTACCTAATGGAAATTGAGTACTACCAATACCAACAGCATAGTTGATCAACCAAGCATCAGTTCCAAGTCCGGCAAAAGTACCAGACTTAAACCACATTATTTTCTTATATGTTGGTGGGTTAGTCTCAATCCCAGCAATGAATAACTGAACTAATGGTGTTCCTTCAGTAGATGCAAGTGCAACACCACCGTGATTTGCAGTATTATCATTAGAAACATCATTACCACTTCCGTCGGTTCTAAATCCAAGAACAATATCAGGGTCTGATATTTTAAGTTCGGTTGTAAATAAAGTCGCAGATGTTCCACCAATCGTAATGTTTCCATTCACATTTAAGTTACGATTAACTAATAAATCTCTTGTAACTGTTACGTCTTGTGGTGCAGTAAATTGATTGGGAACACTTAAAGTTGGTGTAGAACCTTCACCAGAAGTTACACTTACACTAATCTGGTTTGAAGTTCCGGTAATGTCTCTTACATAATCACCGGTTGTATCAGTTCCAAGTCCAACACTATTTGGTTGTATTGTTGCTGCTAATGATACATTACCAGTTCCATCAAAACTGATTGGAGAAGCAACAACATCACCAGTAATCTCAAAGGTTCTTGGTGTAACTAGTTGTGTTGCGGATGCTGCAATACCACTGACTGCACCACTAAATGTAGTTGCAGTTACAACACCAGTAATTCTTGCATCACCAACAACGTGAAGTTTTGATGTTGGATTTGTAGATCCAATACCAAGATTACCAGAAACATAAGTCCCACCAGTGACTTGAAGTCTTTGTGATGCTGTTCCTGTAGAAGTACCAGAACCAATTAGTACTGGTCCATTGGTGAATGTAGAGATTCCACCAACCGTAAAATTGGTAACTGCGATTCCGGTTGCGTTCAATGTCGCAATCGTACCAATACCAGTTACATTGAGGTTGGTGCTTCTTAAATTGGTACTATTAAAAGTCGTAATAGTTCCTGCAGTACCAGTAAGATTGGTACTGGTCAGATTGGTAACAATACCAGTTGTAATCGTTGCAATACCAGAAACATAAAGGTTCGTTACACCAATCCCACCACTAACGTGAAGAGTGTATTGTGGATTTGTGGTACCAATACCAACCTTATCAGTTACAATATCGGCAAAAATGAGATCGGTATTTACCTCCAATCCATTTTTTATGACGAAATTCTTATTGATCGCAGCCATAGGTGGAGAACGCCAACCTGTTAGTTATTATTATTTAGTTAATTTACAACTCTTAAAACAACCTTTGCAGTTCCTGTTGATCCACCTTGTTGTGTGGAAATCACTGTGATCGAACCATCAGTATATCCACTTCCTCCCCCACCTCCACCATTTATTCCACCATTTCCACCTGTTGCACCATTTCCACCTCTACCACCATTTGTAGTTCCATCTCCTGCAGTTTCATTAATTCCATAACCTGCCTTAAATCCTCTTGCGATTGAACCAGTATTAGTCAGTATCGTTCCATTAGACAATCTAAATTGTGTAGTTCCCACATCTAGACAAGCACTGAACCCTTGTTGTCTCCAATAAACACCTCTATGACACGATAAAACTCTTCCACCATTTGGAGAAACTGCTTTTGTATCTGGAGACACTGCAGTTAAGTTCGTTGCCGAACCAAAAATTCCGTTTGCGGGTAAATTTCCTGCAGTAATAATTGTACCACCAGATCCATTATCTCTTCCAAATCCGGATTGACCACCAATATTTACTCCTCCACCAAAACCACCTTTACCCGAAGTTCCTGCATTTCCTCCACCACCAACAGCAGCAATTAAGTTTGCTTTTCTATAAAGAAATGGTGCATTAATACTGCTTATAAGTCCTGCAATTACATATTCGGTGTTTCTTAACATTGTAAATCTTATTCTAGAAAATCCACCCTCACCACCAGCATAAGAACCTTTATCGGAACCCTTTCCACCATAAAGATCCATTTCAACATTAATGTTTCTATCTGGAGCATAAAAACTATATAAGTTTGTGCTTAAATTTTCCACAATATCTGTAGAAGTAACTAAAAATTGATAGTCACCATTAAATAAATTAATTGTAGAAATTAATGCAGTAGTATTTGTGATTGCCTCTACATTTATATTAAATTGTTGAGTGTCTGATACAGTAGCAAAATTTACAACATTAGAAATAATTGGTGAGTTTGTTGCATTAATGTTTGAAACAACACATCTTATTGTTTGTATACCAACAATATCTGATTTGATTGTAAGTATCGGAGTTTTAGTTCCAGATACTGTTGTATTTCTAGTGGTTGTTGTTGCAGTTGTAGATACTGCGGTGTATTTGAGATTAGCATACCCACTGCCACCATTTGTCCATTGACTTTGTAATGTGGACAATTCAGGACGATATTTGCTTCCACCACCTGAACCTCCTCCACCACCAGAACTATTATCTTCTCCTGCTCCGCCACCACCTCCTCCGGTAGCACCCCCCCCTCCTCCACCACCACCAGCACCATCACCACCCTTATCTCCACCGGTTCCACCACTTGTTGTTTGAATTGTTGATGTAGTGGCATCAAAACCTCCACCACTACTTCCACCAGAACCAGATGCATTGAGAGAACCACCACCACCACCTCCACCACCGGCAGCACACATTACAAGAAGAGATCCATCAATCACACCAGAGGCAGAACCCCCACCTCCTCCACCACCAGACCAACCACTCTCACCGGCACCACCACCTCTACCTCCAGGTGCAATATTACTTAAACCAGCACTACCATAGGCACCAAAGTTTCCAGTACCTCCACCATTTCCACTACTGCCAACAATAAAAGATAAAGTTCTGGTTGTTCCTGATACGTATGTAAATTTTCCAACACGGCCAGAACCTCCTCCACCACCAGATCCACCACTATCACTTCCACCCCCACCACCTGCGGAACCAGCAATTGTTATTTCTATGTTTGTTGCACTTGCTGGTAATGTAACTGTAGCACTACTTGAATAATTAAATTCTTGTGGGGTGGCAACTGTTGTAGATGTTGTTGTGGATGAAACAATCACACCATCATCAACATTTTGACCATTCAATTGCCACTGATAAGATACACCAGACCCAAAAGAAGTATCAGTTAAACTTGCATCAATATTAAAGGTCGTATTTGTATTTAAAATTGCCTGACCATCTGTTGGTTGTGCAATAACTTCTATTAAAGGATATACTGTGAGAATACCTACAGTAGAACTTAATGGATCATTAATTGCATTTCCAGTTGAACGTGCCGTACCTGCAGTGACTGGTGATGATGATTGATATGCAGAGGGAACATAATCTGCAGTAAGAAAAAATCTTCTATTATTATCAGTAGGAGTAATTAAATTTGTAATCGTAAGTGTTGTAGTTGCAGTTCCAGTTACATTTGTGCTATTGCTTAATGGTCCAACATCAGATTCATACCACTGATATGCGATACTCCCAGTTCCAGATGCTGTTGCAATTCCAGTAAAAGTAGCAGTTCCTCCTCCGGTTGATCCAATACTAACACCAGTAGATGCAACACCAACAGGATTTTGAGTAAATGATAAAATAGGTCCGTTTAGATCTAAAGTTGTTTGTTTCATTTTACTTTGTTTTAGTTAGCAAAGTTTTGACCGACAACCACTCCATAAAGTCCTACACTGGTAATATTACTACCATCAAAAGTTTTAAAGATGTAAATATCAGAACGACTTGCTGTTGGAGTTACAATCGGAAGAACACCACCACCAGGCCAATAAACAGGAATTGTAGCATTAACAGAATCCCTAAAGGTATCAATACCAACAGTACGACCACCTGTAGAATCCTGATCTATTTTAATCGTAAATTCAGTGGATGCAGAAGGAGGGTTGAGTAGATTAAACTGATTAATATTACTTGTTGCAGTACAAATAAATGATTGTGCCTTAGAAAGGTCTATGGTTACCTGATTTGCAACAACCGATAAGTATTCTATATTTTCACTATATGTCTTAAATCTTGTGTGACCTTCTATATCAAGTTTTGCTCTTGGTACTGTAGTTCCAATTCCAACAGAAGTAGAATCTGTTGTAATTATGGTTCCACCAGTACCAACATTAAATGTTGTTGCAGTAATAATACCTGCACGAATGTTACTTGATGAACCATCTAATCGGAATGATGTGGAGGTCAGCATTCCACCAACGACTACATCTTGAGTCGTTGTAAATCCTGCAAAGACTGCTCTACCATTCACATAAAGTGAAGTTGATGATGAACCAACAGCACCAAGTTCCAAATTAAATCTTGGAACAGAAGTACCAATACCAACATTATTCAGTGCAGTATTGTATATTCCTCCGGTTATTTGAGTCCATCCAAGTGCAGCAGCATTTAGGTTTATAAGAGAACTACCATCACCAGAGAAAAAAGATGCAGTAATTGTTCCACCAATATTTGTGTTTCCATTCACATTCAGTTTAAATTGATTTGCAGTCGTTCCAATTCCAACACCACCAGTTGCATTCACAGAGAAGAGTGAAGAACCTGCACCGATTACAAGTCTAGAGGTTCCTGCACTGGTGGTTGCAATACCGACACGATCAAAAATCATATGATTTTCAGTTTTAGAAATGCTTATATTTCCAAAACGATACCAATCATTTTCTAGAGTATAAATCCAACCAACATATCCACCCCGATTTGGGTCTGCATAATATGCAATATCTCCAGGATTTCCTGAAACTGTTGGTTGTGTGACTCCAACAGTATATTTACGTGATACTGTTGCATCTCCCTGAAGGAAAATACTATTTGCCTCAATTCCATCAGGTGCATTTGAGGTAATCTTTTGATTGAAGATTACTGGACCATCAAATTCAGAGATGAGTGTCCCGTCTGTTCCACCCTCAACACGAATCGAACGAGAAACTGAAATTTCAAGAGGAGTCAGGGCATCAAATCCGACACTCACTGCAGATAAAATATCTTCTCCGGTCACAGTCGGAATTGGAGAATCAAAGACCTGTTCTTGTCCTGTTGCAGAGTTTACTTTCTTATTTCCCACATAAAATGCACCACGATCATTCATTCCTGTAAATACAACCAGACCACCATTCACTTTGGTGGATTGTGAGAGTAGTTCTTCTTGATCTGATAGAACTCTATCTTGACGATCTGGGAATGCCGTAGAATAGTTTCCTGGACCAAATCCAACATACTCAAAGGTATGTCCAGATGCACGAATAATAGAGTGTCTTCTTAATTCAATCGGACGAAGTTTAATTCTACGAACAACAGAACCATTATTGTGAGAAGTTGCATTAGTACCATAAATCCCTCTAAATACTGATATTGGATTGGTTATATATCCAGGTCCACTAACATTGCTGGTAGAAGGTGATGATTTTATTCTCATTATTTCAGAATCAATCAACAAATAATCTCCAATATTCAAATCTAAACTGGTGATATTTGTAATATTAAAATTAGCAGTCGTTGCATCATTAATTGCAGAAGAAAGAGTTGTTGTAATCCCTGCATATTGTGGTTCCAATCTTCCGGCAATATTCTCATCTTCCGGAGTAACTGTTCCCCCTTGTGATCCAAATGCCTTGATATAGATTGTTTTTGCTCCTGTTGTGGCCGGAGATGTGGTTCCGATTCCAACAAAGGTTTCGAATTGAACCAGACTATTGACTTTTTTAACCAGAAAATCTGAATTAAAGAGAGAAGAGTTTGCTCCACCAATGGTAATTTTATTCCCAACTGTTAATCCGTGATTCTGAATCGTGGTAATCGTTGAGATTCCAGTTACATTATTATAAGTAAGTGTAGTAATATCAATTGATTTCCCTGCATTAATTGCTCGTGAATATGCAGTTACAGTAACTCCAATTCCAGTCGTAGAGGCATTTCCAACTGCTGATGCAGATTGGACCTGAAGTTGTTTTATATTTCCGGTTGCAATACCAGTGATTTTATAGACAGTATTATAACCATCCAGAGCAGCAGGAACCACTCCGGCAACTGTGAGACATTCTCCAATATGATTATAAACTCCGGTTACAGTTACATATCCTTGCACGAATCCAGAAGTTGTTGCGACTCCAACAACCGCAAGAGTATTTCC